AGTTCCAGTAGCACCGCCTCCGACATCCATTAATTCCTGTAAATCTTGGTCTTTCATTTTAATACTCCCGTTATTGTTACTAAACTATTTATAATTCTTTAAAAGTTGTTCGAAAGCTTTTAGCTTTGCTTCTTCTAAATTTTTAGAGGATGTTTTTTTTATTGTGTGTTTAACTTCTTCTAATTTCTGTGCTTTAAAGATTCCGTTATCCCAGATCCACTCTACACCTTCCATGATACCTTGTACAAATGCATCAGGTGCTGAAGGATCTGCAACTATGTCAGCTGCAGTGGCTAAGAAGAAGTCATCCTGAACTTCCATAACTCCGTCGTTTCTTGCCTTAAGAGAGCCCATGCCTCTTGTTGAAACACCTAGAGTAACTCCACTCTCTAGCAGATTGCGTGCAATTTGCCCCATTGGAGTTTCAAGAATCTGCGACTTACCAATAAAGTTATTGCCTTCTTGTCTTAGCTCCATATGCTTGCAAGCTACTCTATCTAGATTGATAGTTGGACCTGAAGGGTGGCCAAGTTCACCAAGAGCACGGTTTGTCTTAATGTATTCATTATTATATCTGTTAACTTCTCTTTCGATAATAGGAAGTTTGTAGATACGGCCATTTCTATTCTTTTGTTCAGCTTGAATATATGGTCCGGTAATATAGTAAGACTTCTTGCCCGACTCTTTTTCTTCGACAATGTACTTGACTTCTTCAACTAGTTCGCTTATAAGTTTCATTTTAGTAGCTCGTATTAGGTGTTGGAGATATTTTATGAAATTCAACGATTGATGTTGTATTAGCTCCACCGACTACGAAGATAATATTTGCAGAACTCAATGAACTGTCAACTTGTAGGCCATTACCTGCAAAGTCGTAATATCCATTATCACTGCCAGCAAAAGACCAGCATAGGTTATTAGCGTCTGATGTGTTAGCTCTGTAGTATTTCATGCCAGGGCCGCCATCAGTAGCAGACATCATCTGTGTAACTGTTGCCCCGATAATAACTTCTGAGCTGTTAGCAGCCAAGTTAGCAACACTAATATTAACGTTGCTAGCAACAAGCATAGAAACTTTGCCATTATACTTGTTGCTTAGGATCTTATACGAAATCGTCATATTAGTCCTCTACTACGTTAACAAACTCAAGTAGCTCATCTCTGCGGCCTTCGTCAATCATTTGTAGCATAGTCTCTCTGTTTTCTTCGTCAAGGCTGATGAATAGAGGTAGTAACGAAGCATCTACTTCTTCGTAAGCTAACTTTTTAGTAGCTGTATCTATACCCTTCAGTCTCTTGCCTACGTGCTTAGCCATAATTTCTTGACCAATAGAGTTTTTACCTTTGTGTTGCTGTTTTAGCATTCCTTGTGTAATACCCGAACGAGCAATATCTACTGCAGCTTTACCAACATAGCTGCGCATTGTAGATTTGTCTAGCTCATCTACTTGTTCTACTTCTTCTTTCATGCCGCCCTTCTTAGCGGTGAGGAAAGCGGCGATAGCCATCTGGCGGCGCTTTTCTTTTGACTTGCCAGCAAACTGAGGCGCCTTTGACTTTTCAAAGTCAGAAACATATTCACCAGCTCCCATCGATGGGCTAATCTTTTCTTCTAGTTCTGATTCTTCCTTTAAGCCCTCCAACTCGCGCGCAATTCCTTGAGCGGTTTCTCGTCGTTCATCTCTAAGGCCTTGGCAAGACGAAGATAAAGCTGAGCTTTTTTCATCTGACCTTTCTTACGGGCGATTGAAGCAGCACGAACTACGCCTTCATGAGTGTATTCGTCGAGCTGTTCTGTCTCTTCATACACTTCTTCGTCTTTCTTAGGATCGTAGCCATGTCTGGTCTTCTTACGGTCAATGGGCTTAACCTTACCGCCCTTGAACATAGCATCATCGTTACCATTACGATCTGGTGCTGTATTAATGACATGCTTATCAACGAATTTTCTTTCGTCGCCACCCTTAGGTGTATAAAGCTCAAGAATCGTTTTCATCAGGCTCTTCGACATTTTCGTCCTCGGTATCGTAAGTTTCTAAATCTTCTTCATCGCTCTCATCAGACTCTTGGTCATTCTGATCCTCGACGTCTGGATATAAAGACTGAGCGATCTCTTGTTTTCTTAATTCTACGGCATCAGCAATCTTTGAAACCATTATATCGTTAAATGCGTTTCTAAATGCTTCTGGCTTTCCTTCTAATGCATTGGTAATCATGTCATCAATTGTAAAGTCTGTCATATTATATCTCCGGTATTACCTATTTATTAAGCCTGATTTTGCGAGGCATCGGGTTCAGCACCAGGAACTTGTTCTTCAGGTGCCGGGGGCTGAGGATTGTAGATCGGGTTATTCAATTCTTCCTCAATCTGCTTATCAATTGCTTCAATATCCTCATCACTTTGTCTCAAAACGTTCTTTCTTATCCATTCGTGCGAGACGTACTTGCCTGCATATTGGTCAATGTTATTAAGAGCAGCGATTCTATCGTTAAGAATTTCTGTGTCTTTTAGTTCTGAGAAATAATTATCTTTATTAAAAATAAACTTAAGCTTATCTTTAATTTCTTCCCAGTCAGATGATGTTGTAATGCCCTTTAGGATAAGTTGTCTTTCTAGAGCCTTTACAAATAATACTGAGAATCTTGTTTGAAGTCTCTTAATGAACTTATTGAACTTGACTTCATCTCGGGAGATTTCCGTCGATCTTCCTAGCGCAAAAGCTGTCTCTTGCTTCTGACGGGACGATGGTACATTAAGCGATTCTAAAAGCTTAGTCAAGAAGTACTCAATATCGCCCATCTCACCTAAATTCTGGCCAGGTGGTAATGTTTGAATTTCTGTTCCTCTTGAGCCTTCTCTTCTCGGGAACCAGTAGTCCTCTAGCATTGTGAGGAACTTACGGTCATCTCTAAGCTCGCCTGTTGATGAATCATATACTAGCTTGTTCTTGTGACGAATCATGACGTCACGTAGATACTGCTCAGCCTTCATCTTAGGTAAGTTACCAACGTCAATATAGAATATTCTACGCTCAGGTGCTCTCGATACGCGATAGATTACAGCTGCATCTTCTAGTGTTCTAAGCTGATTAAGAGGCTTGATGGCCTTGTGTAGATACCCGAGGACTAGAGTGCTACTAACGTCCATAACACCTGAAGTGACTTGAATAATACTATCTTTAGCGATTCTAAGACCAGCAGTCGGGCTTGAGCTGGATGCAGAAATTTTATCGTTAAAATTCTTTTCGCTGTAAATATAATACTCAGCAACTTCTCTTGTTAGAGTGGCTTGAGTAAGATTATCTTTCTTCTTTTTTACTTCTTTAATCTTTCTAATTCTTCTCGGGTCAATATATCTTAACTCTTGAATACCAAGTGAAGGATTAGTTGTATCAATTACAGCATGAAAGTAGAGTCTTCCATCAATATACCATCTTCTGAAGATATCATAACATTGAAAGTCAAAATTTAATAATTCTAGAATGGTTTCAAATTCTTCTTGAATTATCTTTTTAGTAGAAGCAGAAAGGTTTAATTCGCCTAGATCGAGCTTAACTACCTTCGTATTTTCTTCATTTACTATTGATTCATTAACAATATCATCTATAGCGGAATCAACTTCCGGGTGCATAGACATATTACGATACTTATTAACTAAGTCGGCCTCTGACTTAACAGTGCCTTCAAGGTCAACATACGTTGCGTATGCACCACCAGTAGCCACGACTACAGCACCATCATCATAGATTTCTGGTGCAAAAGAAGGTGTCTTAGCTTGTTCTTTAGGATCGTCAGACGGGCGTCTGATTTCAAATCCAAATAAATTAAGAGCCATAATAAATTGCCTTTGCTTAGATGTATAGAGCAAGAGGCTTTTGGCCTCCCACTCTATACTTAGTTAGCATCATTTTATAATATCAAGCGCCACCGGCGTTGCCAGTGATACCACCTGAAACTTCCCACCAGTCGTAGGCAAACGTCACGTTAAAGTTTTGAATGGTATCGTTTGTTCCCCAGTTAAGATCAATTGCTGAGATGCTTAGCGGGAAAATACCATTAAACTGATATGTACGAATTGGAAGACCTGTCTTCGAATACTGAATAACCTGAGCTTGAGCCTTATAGAGAAGTGGCGACGAAGCACCGAATCCTCTAATGTTGCCTTGCAGGCTATTGATTGTATTCGACCATTGTTCCATTGCATTACGGATTAGGAAGTCTTCATCATTCATGACGTTAACGTTCCATGTGCCGAATGTTCGGTCGCCAGCAAGCTTAATTTGGCGACCGAAATATGGGACAGTGATCTGACCTAAGTTTGATTCCGGAATAGATGACGCTTGAACCATAAATGGTACTTTTAGATCTGCAACGCTATTCGCAGGATTCTGAATCGTAACCTGGAATAGGTTTGGTCTAGCGCCACCTAGTGTTAGCTGACTTCTAATCTCATTTACATTAAATGCCATGTTAGTCCCCTAATTAAAACTGTCCAACAACTTCGGAGAATTCGACGCCAGTTCTGACCGCCACGAAGTTGAGTTGGATAAAGTTAATAGAGCGGGCTGGCTTAATGTATATATCACCAATGAATTCATTTCTGTCGATCACTTCGCCAGTATTATTAGACTCATCGCAAACTACCTTGAAGTCGTAAATACCACGGCGACCCTGGACATCTCTTAGGAATGGCTCGACAAGATTCTTGAATTGCGCTCTTGTAAATTCGTCGTTGAACTCGAACAGTGTAAACTTAGCAGCAGTAGCGACAGCTTTTTCTAGAACGATAAACAGTCTACGGACGTTGATTCTATCGAAAGCTGATGGCTTCGCGAGAAGAGTCTTATCCCCGAATAGTACAGTACCTTGACCTGGGAATGTTACCACTGGGTTAATACCATTCTTATAGAGAATATCTCTATCAGCCTTGTCTGGGTTGTAAGCAAGCTTAATAATGTTCTTTACTTGACCTCTGTTGAAACCAGCTGGTGAGAACCATGGGTCTCTTGTCGTATCAGTTCTGACACATAGACCAGCAGTATCACCGTTTAAAGGAATGTAGCGATAAAGATCATTGTACTTGTCATACATGTACTTGTAGCCAGAATCTAGAACACCGTACGATGTTGATCTTAGACCATTTCTGAACGTTACGATATCAGAAGCTTGTTCACCGGCATTATTTACTACGGTAGCTTTTTCTGGCGATACGAATACAACGCAGTCTTTTCTGTCCTCGGCGATATTATCGATTAGATAATTTGCTAGCTGTTCGCCGTTTGTACCTCCGCGCGACTTACCTGTGAGGATAAGTGATACATCAACCTTTTCGGCTGAACCAAATAAATCGTAAGCAGAAGCTAGAACACCTACTGATACGCTATTTTCATCCGCACCATCTGAACCACCTGCAAATGATGTGGTTAGAGGTGTACTATTTGTAGAGCTGGTGATATTAAGCGCAGTATTAGATACTGAACCTGTTCTATCCGAAGCCCACCAGATGTAGCTCGATGTATCATTAATTACATTCTTGTAATAGTTTGTAGCTCCATCAGTTGTCTTAGCATCAGTTGCTCTTGATAATCCCTTGTAGACTTCTAGAACGGCACCTGGCACACCAGTAAACTTACCATCTTCATCAGCAACTACAACGTGAAGTTCATCTTTAGCTGAAGTGTTACCGTTCAGTGCAACATAAGTTGTTTGGCCAGGGGCCTTATCAACGTTATTAAAGTATTCC